TTATACCTAAATTTGTAGATATAGTTGTTAATGGTATGACCGATAGAATGTATGATATAAAAGCTTTCTCTCAAGATCCTTATGGCGTTGAAAAAAGAACTGAATACATGGAGTCTCTATTAAGAGATATGAGATCTGAAGAATTTAATAGGACTGCTAAAGCTGGTTTTGGAGTAGATTTAACAGAGAATGATCCTGATGAAATACCAGAAACAGAAGAAGAATTAAAATTACACATGCAGCTTTCTTACAAACAGGCTGTTGAATTGGCAGAAGAACAAGCGTTAGAAGTTTTAATGAGAGGTAATGATTATGATTTAGTTAAAAAACGTTTTTACTATGATTTAACAGTTCTTGGTATTGGAGCGGTTAAAACTTCTTTTAATACATCAGAGGGAGTTGTTATTGATTATGTTGATCCAGCTAACTTAGTTTATTCTTATAGTGATTCACCTTATTTTGAAGATATATATTATGTAGGAGAAGTTAAAGAGATACCTGTAAACGAATTAGCAAAACAATTCCCACATCTAACAGAAAGTGATTTAGAAGAAGTGGTGAAAAAAAATGGTTTTATTAGCAGTAGTGCAACTAATAGACATATTGATCATGATAATGATAATAACAAGGTTCAAGTTTTATATTTTAATTATAAGACATATATGAACGAAGTTTATAAAGTAAAAGAAACAGGGAGTGGAGGAGATAAAATATTAAAGAAAACTGATTCGTATAATCCTCCTGAAAACAAAGAAGGAGACTATAGTAGAGTTTCTAGATCTATAGAATGTTTATATGATGGCGCTATGGTTCTTGGTTCAGATAAGTTGTTAAAGTGGGAAATGGCTAGAAATATGATAAGGCCAAAAAGTGATTATACTAAAGTAAAAATGAACTACGCTATAGTAGCTCCAAGAATGTATAATGGTAAAATTGATTCTATAGTAAAAAGAATTACTGGTTTTGCTGATATGATTCAATTAACACATTTAAAACTTCAACAAGTAATGTCTAGATTAGTACCGGATGGTGTTTATTTAGACGCCGATGGTTTAGCTGAAATTGATTTAGGCAATGGAACGAATTATAATCCACAAGAAGCATTAAATATGTTCTTCCAAACTGGTTCTGTTATAGGTAGAAGTTTTACATCAGATGGTGATATGAATCCAGGTAAAATTCCTATTCAAGAAATATCTAGTGGTAGTGGAGGACAAAAAATGCAATCTCTTATAGGTACATATAATTATTACATGCAAATGATAAGAGATGTGACTGGTCTTAACGAGGCTAGAGATGGTAGTATGCCAGAGAAAAACGCTTTAGTTGGAATACAAAAAATGGCAGCTGCTAATTCTAATACAGCAACAAGACATATATTAGATGCTGGATTATTTTTAACATCTCAAGTAGCAGAATGTCTCACTCTTAGAATATCTGATATTATAGAGTATTCTCCAACTAAAGACGCTTTCATACAAGCTATTGGAGCTCACAATGTAGCTACGTTAGAAGAAATGTCTGAATTACATCTTTACGATTTTGGTATATTTATAGATTTACTTCCTGATGAAGAAGAGAGAATGATGTTAGAAAATAATATTCAAATGGCTCTTCAACAACAAAGTATTGAATTAGAAGACGCTATTGATCTTAGAAACGTACATAATATTAAATTTGCAAATCAACTATTAAAAATACGTAGAAGAAAGAAACAAGATAGAGATCAATTAATGCAACAACAAAATATACAAGCTCAATCTCAAGCACAACAACAAGCGGCTCAAGCGCAAGCCCAAGCAGAAATGCAAAAGAACCAAGCTGTAGCTCAAACCCAAGCTCAATTAGAACAAATAAAAGCGCAAATTACTTCTACACAAGCTCAACAAGATCACCAAATGAAAAAAGAAATTTTATTATTTGAACATCAAATGAACATGCAATTAAAAGGTTTAGAGGTTCAAGGTATGAAATCAAGAGAGAAGGAAAAAGAAGATCGTAAAGATGAAAGAACAAAAATTCAAGCAACTCAACAAAGCGAGATGATTGAACAAAGAAAGTCGGGCAATCCACCTAAAAACTTTGAATCATTTGATGATTCATTAGAAAATTTTAGCTTAGGTGGTTTTGATCCTAGATAAATTTATTAACTATTATTATATTATATTATGGCAAAAAAAGAAAAAGAAGCTCCAGTGGCAGACGATTCTACTGGTAAAATAAAAGTAAAAGCAAAAAAAGAAAAACAACCAGATAGTAACGAAACAAAAGGCAATGTTACAAAGGTTAAAGAAAAAATGAAAATGAAACCTATTATAGAAGAAGAATCTATAACTAAGGTTGATTTAAATAAAGAAACTGAAAAAATAGAAGAAACTCCAGTTGTGGAGAAAGAACAAGTAGAGGTTAAGGAAATTGAAAAACCAGTTGAAGAAACACCTACTTTAGAAGAGATAACTGAAGAAAATACAGTTGTTGAAGAAACACCACAGGAACAAATTATAGAAGCAGCGGCAGAAGCTGAGGCTGCTGGAGTAGAATTACCAGAAAATATCCAAAAACTAGTAAATTTTATGGATGAAACTGGTGGAGATTTAAATGATTATGTTAAACTTAATCAAGATTATAGTAAATTAGATGAAACCGACTTACTATATGAATATTATAAGCAAACAAAACCTCATTTAAATCAAGAAGAAATTAACTTTCTTATGGAAGATCAATTCTCTTACGACGAAGAGGAAGATGACGATAAAGAAATACGAAGAAAAAAATTAGCGTTAAAAGAGCAAGTTGCCAACGCTAAAACTCAATTGGAAGAGAACAAATCCAAATACTATGAAGAAATTAAAGCTGGAAGTAAGCTTACGAGCGAACAACAAAAAGCAATTGATTTCTTTAATAGATACAACAAGGAGTCTAAAGATAACGAGGCGATAGCAAAATCACAGCGATCTACTTTTGAAAATAAAACTAATAGTCTATTTAACGATAAATTCAAAGGTTTTGAATACAATGTCGGAGACAAAAAATTTAGATTTAATATTAAAGATGTAGATTCTGTAAAGGAAGCTCAAAGCAATAGTGATAATTTTTTCAAAAAGTTTTTGGATAAAAACAATCACTTAGACGACGCTAAGGAGTTTCATAAATCTTTATACACAGCTGCGAATGCGGATCAAATAGCTAATCATTTTTATGAACAAGGAAAAGCTGATGCTATAAAAAATAGTATAGAAGAAGCTAAAAATGTTGATATGGCACCTAGACAATCTCATGGTGAAATTGAAGCTGATGGTATAAAAGTAAAAGTGTTAGGTGATACGTCTGAAGACTTTAAGTTTAGAATTAGAAATAAAAATAAATAACAATTTAAAATTACAAAATTATGGCAATTACTGCAGGTAATAATTTGAATAGTGTTCCAGCTCCAATACAGCAAACATTATCTACAAATTATTTAGATCTTAACAGCACGTCTGGATGGGGTCAACAATATGTACCAGACCTAATGGAGAAAGAAGCTGAAGTTTTCGGACCGAGAACTATTTCAGGTTTCTTATCACAAGTTGGGGCTGAAGAATCTATGACTGCTGATCAAGTTATTTGGTCAGAGCAAGGTAGATTACACTTATCTTATTTATGTAATATCGATGGTGATAATACTATCACAATACAAGCTGATATTGATGGAAATAATTACGCGGCTGGTGGTATTTCAGTAACGCATGGTGTTAGATTAGCTGACACTGTTGTTGTATCTTCTCCTAATGGAGTTTATAAAGGTATAGTAACAGGTTTTGCTGGTACTAACGATTGCGATGTTACCGTTAAAGCTTATGATGGTAGTACAATTGCTACATCAGGAGCTACTGCTAATAAGAAAACAACTTTAATGGTTTATGGTTCTGAATATGCAAAAGGTGTATCTTATTACACTGGTGTTGGTGCGGCAGCTTCTGATTCTCATAAAGCTATTGAACCAAAATTCAAAACTTTCTCTAACAAACCAATTATTATTAGAGATTACTACGAAGTATCAGGATCTGATGCATCTAGAATTGGTTGGGTTGAAGTAGCTTCTGAAACAGGTGCTTCTGGTTACTTATGGTATCTAAAAGCTGAATCTGATACAAGAGCTCGTTTTACTGATTATTTAGAAATGGCAATGTTAGAAGGTGAACTTGGTGATGACAACGCTCACAATTTCGGTGCTGGTGGTTCTGGTGCTGCTAATGACGTTGACGCGTTTCTTGGAAATTCAAGTGGTGACACGGTTGGTACTGAAGGTTTATTTGCTGCTATCGAAGATAGAGGTAATTCAACTTCGGGTGTAACTGGTGTTAATGCTGCTACTGATTTAGCTGAATTTGATGCTATCTTAGCTGAGTTTGATAAGCAAGGTGCTATTGAAGAAAACATGATGTTTGTTAACAGAGCTACTTCGTTAGCGATGGATGACATGTTAGCTTCAATGAATTCTTACGGTGCTGGTGGTACTTCTTACGGAGTATTTGATAACTCTGAAGATATGGCTCTTAATTTAGGTTTCTCTGGATTCCGTAGAGGTTCTTATGATTTCTACAAATCTGACTTTAGATACTTAAATGATAAAGCTACAAGAGGTGGTATTAATGACACTGCTGGTGCTAACGCAATCAGAGGGGTTATTGTTCCAGCTGGTACATCTACAGTTTATGATCAAATGTTAGGGAAAAATCTAAAACGTCCATTTTTACATGTTCGTTATAGAGCTTCTCAAACTGATGACAGACGAATGAAAACATGGGTTACTGGTTCAGTTGGTGCTGCTACTTCAGCATTAGACGCGATGCAACTACACATGTTATCAGAAAGATGTTTAGTTACACAAGGTGCTAACAATTTCATGTTAATGAAGTAAGCATTTATATTTTAGAGAGACTGGGGTTCGCCCCATGAGGAAGGAGAAAGATTAAAACCATCTAACGAATGGGAAATAAAAGATAGGGCTTATTATTTAAAGGGTAATAAAAAACCTTTGTCAAGAATGATTAAATCTGCTAATATTTATTATTTTGATGAAGAAAAAGGTTATGAAAGAGAACTTAAATATTGCCAAAATCAAACAACACCATTTGTTGATGAAATGAAGGGTGATCAAAGATTAGATCATATTATTTTTAGAAATGGCGTTTTATTTGTAGAGAAAGAAAAAACAACTTTACAAAAACTATTAACTTTATACCATCCTCATAAGGATTCGATATATTATGAACATATACCATCTGCGATTGCTGCTGAGGAAATAGATGTATTAGAACAACAAGTAGACGCTTTAACAGCTGCTAGAAATATAGATATTGATATGGCAGAGGCTATAATGCGTGTAGAGGTTGGTTCTAGTGTGTCAGAATTAAGTTCTAAAGAACTTAGAAGAGATTTATTAGTATTTGCTCGTAATAATCCTAAATTGTTCTTAGAACTTGCGGATGATGAAAACGTGATGCTAAGGAATTTTGGTATTAGAGCTACAGAAGCTGGTATATTAAGATTGTCTTCAGATCAAAGAAACTTTTTATGGGGCTCTAATGGTAGAAAATTAATGGTTATACCATTTGACGAACATCCATACACAGCATTAGCTCATTGGTTTAAAACCGATGAAGGTATGGAAATTTATACAAATATTGAGAAAAGATTAAATAACTAATCAAACTGTAGAGCGGTCGCCCTACGGGGCGATCGTAAACTACAAATTATATTATATGGAAAAAAATAAATCAAAAGGATTAGGAGATACAATAGAAAAAATTACCAAAGCAACCGGAATTAAAAAAGTTGTAGATACTGTAGCGAAAGTAACTGGTAAAGATTGTGGTTGTGATCAAAGAAAAGATAATTTAAATAGATTGTTTCCTTATAATTACATTAAATAATAAATATGGTACTTATAGACACAGTATATCAAAGAGTTTTAGCACTAGCAAATAAAGAGCAAAGAGGATATATAACACCTCAAGAGT